TAATCAACAGAATTACGACTTAGATGCATGGGCAGAAAACGAAGGTATTGAAGGAGGTATAGAGATTAGAAAGATATTCTATGAAGCACCACCAGCAATACTACGTTATTTTGATCCATATGCAGGTACAGGCACAGGAGTTCAGTCACTTATGACTGCTTTTGACTTTGGATCCTTTAGTCCTGGTGTTAATTTTCTAATGATGCCAACTTCATACGATATATTAAAGACTCAAGCAATTGAATTTAATGATCAAGTAAGAAAGTCTACTTATTCTTTTGAAATAGTAAACAATAAACTTAAGTTGTTCCCAATTCCTAGTAGAGCTGGAAAAATGCACTTTGAGTATTATAAGAATAGTGATAAGTCTAAGATTAATTATAACACTGATACAAGCCTTATATCGAATGTAGGTGAAGTACCTTACTCTAACCCAGAATACAAAGGTATAAACAGTGTAGGACGTCAATGGATATTTAATTATACCTTAGCTTTAGCAAAAGAAGTACTAGGGTATATAAGAGGTAAGTATCAAACAGTACCTGTACCGGGTGCAGAAGCAACTCTTAACCAAGCAGACTTACTAGCTGATGCTAGAGCAGAAAAAACAGCATTATTAACGCAATTAAGAGAAACTTTAACCTCAACAGGTAGATCAGCTCAATTAGATGCACAAGCTAAAGAGTCAGAAGATGTAGAAAACATCTTAAAATCAATTCCAATGACTATATACATAGGTTAATGAAGTTATTAGATATTATATTAGAAATAGAATACAGAACGTACGAAGCAATGATGCAAGTTACTTTCTCTGAAGACGGTCCTGACGGATATGACGATGCTATTAGAGCATTACCTGGAGTTACAACATGTACTGTAGCGTCTAAAGACAAGGATAGTAAAAAAGCAACATATAAAGTAAAAATAATCAGCCAAAAAGAAGCTAAAGAAGCTTTTGATGCTTTAAAATCTAATGCTAAAGCTAAGTATAGTGATATAGCAGTAATAGAAGTAGGTGAACAAACTATAGAAGAAAAATAATGCTATTTGGATCTAACAGAGACTTTGATTTATTAATTAATATCAATCGTGAGCTTTTAAAAGACATAATTGAACAGGAAGTTTTGTACCATAAGCTAAGTTTAGAAGATTTAGATGTTAATCTATATGGAGAAGCATTAGAAAAGACATATTGGAATGCAATTAAGATGTATTGCTTGATAACAAGAGGTGATCAAGTATATGATGTACAGGAATTTGGAATAGATTTAGGTAGAGAAGCTTCTTTTGCATTTATAAGACAGGATTTAGTAGATTCTAGTTTAGTACCTGAAGTAGGTGACATAATTCAATGGCAGAATGACTTCTATGAAGTAGATGCAGTTAGAGAAAACACGTTATTCTTAGGTAGAAATAATGAATATAACTTATCTGGACATGCTAGCGGCTTTGGGTCATCAGTATCAATAACAGTTGACTGTCATTTGACTAGAGCAGATAGAGTTGGAATAACAGAAGTAAGATAATATGGCAGGAAAGAAACCAATACCAAGAAGTCAAGCTAAACTATCGCAAGATAGCATAAATAACTATGTTAATCCCGATTCAGGTGCTCCTATTAATGGTAAATACGCAGTTGATTCCTCAAAGAGTAGAGTAAATCAAATTAGTCGTAAAAACGATAAAATAAAAAATCTAACCGTCGGTATAAAGGATATCGATGAATCTATACACTATTACTTTAATGAAGTACTAAGACCACAGGTAACTCAGAACGGTAAAATAATAAACGTACCACTTGTATACGGATCTCCTGAACGTTGGGCTTCTATGCAGAAAGATGGTTACTATAGAGACAAGAACGGTAAGATGCAAGCTCCTTTAATCGTATTTAGAAGAGATAGTATTGAAAAAAATAGACAGTTAGGTAATAAGCTAGATGGAAACAATCCAAATAACTTCGGAATCTTTAAAAAGCAATTTTCTAAGAAGAATATATACGATAGATTTGGAGTTTTAAATAGTAGAAAACCAGTAGAAGAGTATTATGCAGTAGCAATACCGGATTATGTGAATATTACGTATTCATGTATGATTTTTACTGATTATGTTGAACAGAATAATAAGATAATAGAAGGTATTAACTTCTCATCTGATTCCTACTGGGGGGATGCAAGTAAATTTAGATTTAGAGCACAAATTAACTCTTACACTACCTCAGCAGAAATAGTACAAGGAAATGATAGAATAATAAAAACAGAATTTCAAATAAACCTTTTAGGTCACATTATAACAGACGCGATAAATGCACATCCTCACAATAATAAGAAGTTCTATACCAAGTCAGAATTAAAATTTGGTGCAGAAACAGAAACTGATCTTTAGAGAACGGGACTATTTATTGTAAAGGGTAAAATCCCGTCGGTTATAGTTGTATAAAAAATTAATTAAGTAGATGACTAAGTTCACCGGCAGACTCTCAGGCTCTTTAGCCTTTATAAACAATGGCATTGTGTCCACCCAGCTTGTCCCGGGTGCAGAAGCATTACAGTTAACAGGTTCTCTTAATATATCAGGATCCCAACTTACTTTCAATGGAAGAAATGTAATACAGGAGATTGACGACTTAACAAACCCTACAATGGCCAACCTTGGTCCATTGAATAGACATTCAGGTTCAATAAACTCATATACTGCATCTAATGATGTTAATATAAGTAATATACTAGGGTTAACGTCAAGTATACCTCATTTAAATTCTTTAACTTCATCATATGTTACTTCACCTGAATTAGCAAATGTAATATCATCATCTATACAGATTAGTGATTTAGGATTTATAAAAGACTTTCCATCAGATATCATATCATCTTCTGCACAAATAACTGCATTAGGTTTTGACATTAATGCTACCGTTCCATCAGGGACTGTATCATCATCTGTACAGATAGCTGAATTAGGATTTATAACAGGAAGTTCTGGGGAAAGTATTCCTTCCGGAACTGTATCATCTTCAGCACAAATTAGTAGTTTTGGGTTTATTTCTTCTTCCGATGTACCTTACAATGGAAATAGATTGATATCTAATACTGCTCACCCTTTATTTAACATATTTAATCCAGGGACTGACGGTACTGTGACAGATTTCTTAGATGCTTTATTTTATCCTAATACTAGCCCAGTTATTAATACCGGGAATCAAGTTATAGCAGAATATACTGCTAATGGTACAAATATAGTAACACTTAATGCAACAGATCCTGAAGGTAATAGCGTTACTTTTTCATTAGACGGAACTTACACTGCAGGATTAGTAACAATTTCATCTGGAGTATTAAAATTAAATGCTAAAGCCATATCTCCTACTTTTAACACAGCAGATAGAGGAGACGGAACATTAGCACATCCAGTTCAAATAACAGTAACAGATTCTATTGGAGCTACCTCTACTAAAACAATATACATACACGTTACTCCTAACCAGGCACCTAAATTTAGACACCCTAACGTAGGGAGTAATATAATATCTTCATTTAGCGTATCAAGAAATGAAAATGCTAGTAGTGGAGAGATAGCCAAAATATATTTTACAGATACAGAAGCAGATACTATTACGATAGATTCAACTGCTGATGTAAATGGACATTTTCAAGTAGCTCAATTTAGTAATTACGTATCTATAAGACAGTTAACAGCTTCTCTTGACTATGAAAGCATTACTTCTTATAATTTCTCTGTAACAGCATCTGATTCACATTATCAGACAGGAGAAGATAACGATTCATTTACTGCTCTACCTATTACTATAAATGTAACAGATAATACACAACCTTCAGTAAATAACCAAACATTAGCTGGAGTAAATGAGAGTAGTGGTAACGGAGCATCAGCAGGAACAATAACAACAACAGATCCAGAAGGAGATACAGTAGTAATTAAAAACGCAGTTCTAGCTGGATTAGAGATTGACGGCAGTAACGTTAGTCTTGGCACATATTCAGGAACAGGTCATACAGATCCTAACGAAGACGCATTTGATATTTCTTCTAATGGTGTTGTAACAAGAAAAACAGGAGTTAATATAAACTCAGATTTAATTAATAAGTATATCTACCGAGTTACTGTAACTGACTCATATAATAATGGTACAGACACAGGATTAATAAGTATACCTATAAGTGATGATACCGTCCCAATAGTAAGTGGAGATACACTTATTAATTAAATCTGAGTTTATATTAA